TCGAGTTGTCATCGGCGTTGTAGGTCACGAACGACCCCAAAACCGTTGACGCCACGCCCAGGAGATAAATAAACTCTCCCGAGCCGTATGCCGTCGAGGCAATGTCCTTAGCTTGCACGATTGTGCCAAGAACATGGTTCTGGGTTGTGGAAGTGTCGGCAATATCCTGCATGCCAACGATTGGATTTATAATGTGGTAGGTAGACATTGATTTTTCCTTTCAGGAAATAGAGTTGTCACAAAAGCGGTTAAGCCTTGATGACCCCCTGGAGGGAACGGTTGCTGACAGTCATGTTGCCTTGCCACACAATCGGAAGCACTTGAGCGTCCTGATTGACTGAAGACTTCTCAGGAACTTCCGTCCAGTTCGCGTCACGATGCGCCGTCAGACCGATATAGTCGGTATTCAGGAAATATGCGTGCGCGTCAGGCATACCAGAAGCCGACGAATCATAGACCACATCCGCGCCCTTGTACTTCAAGGACGTAGACCCGGCGCTTAGATCAGTGGTGTTGGTATAACGCTGGATGCTTGTCTGGCTTCCATCGAAGAACGTGAAATACGTATCATCCATGACAATCAGATCAGGCTTGTCGTTGTTCCGAGTTAGGTTCAACCACAACGGCAACATCAGGCTTTCAAACGTAGTAGCTGAAACCGTGATGCCAGCGCCGCCTTGCAGTGGAGAGGCCGCCGACTGGAGAATGCTTTTCCAGAAGGTGTAGGTGCCGCTGACGATGCCGCCAACGGTGCCAGTCCCTGCGTCAGAGACAAGAGCCTGTAGGCCATTGATCTGATTAGCAGTTGTGCCGTCACTGTAGAGGTCAGATGAGAAGTTGTTACCGGCGGTTCGCATGGCGTTTTTCAACTTGTTCTTCACAAGTTTTATGACGCCTTCCTTGCCGCTGTTCTGCCGAATCTCAAGGCCGGAGGCCACCACGTTAATGGCGATCTGCTTCCATGGGAAGTTGGCAGCGGTGAAGACTTCGCTCTGGGCAATACTCAGAGTGTCAAAGCCACTGTAGCGTTGATATGTGCCGTTTTCGGCGTAGTCCAGTGGCACCTGGATTTCCCAGCCGCCGGAGACAAGATCAACGCGACCTTTTTCCGTCAGCCGCTGATGCAGGGCCGTATGGTTGGAGACGTTATCTTCAAGATAATTGTTCTTAAAATGGCGGTACGTCAGGGCCGCTATTTCTGTAAATGAACTATTAGCAGTCATTTTTTAGCCTTTCAGTGTTTAAGCAGTCATGCGCTCGTCCACTAAGGCTCCGATGAAATCATCCACATTTTTGGCCTTCGCGGCGCGCCCAACTGAAGAACCAGAGGTTCTGACGTTGGTGCCGCCTGCCTTACGGGCTGCCGTCGCTTCCTTTTTTGCTTTGGAAACCCGGTCAGACTCAGCCTTTGCTCGCAAGTCAACTTCAGCTTTCGCAGAGACATCATCGTTGCCCGCAAGGGCCATTTTGTATGCTCTCTGGAGGTATTGGTCCGAAGTCAGCCCAGGCTTGGTAGCCCTCAGTGACTCCACAATCGGGATCATGTCGCCCTCCAGTTCCGCATAGAAAGGATTGCTGTCTGCAAATTTCTCTATGACTCCTGAAACGGCGGCACTCTGGCTGTGAAGCTCTGTAGCTTGCTGTTGTGTGAAATAATTCTCGAATCCTTGCAGACGTTGTTGCATGGCTAGAATTTGAGGATCGCCCCGTTGTTCCTGGGCGTTGGCGGTGAGAGCCGATAATGGGATACCAGACTGACTGAACAGGTGGCGCGTAAAACCAACGGGGTCGCTAGTTGCAAAGTCTGATAAGGCGAAGAGCTGACCGACTGCGGTGCCCTCGTCCATTCCATCTCGTGCAAGTTGCTGACGCCGGGGCGCTATGGCCTGTTCCAGCTTATCGTGGCTGCGTCTCTCTTCTGCGAGTTTCATCGTCTTCCGTGTGTAATCGGCTTCCTGCGAGCGGACGCGATCTGAAATCCATTTCTGGCTCTCAGGCGGCAGCGCATAGAAAGTCTCACGGTCCTTGGCAGACATGGACTGCGGTGGTGCGGTGGCGGCCTGATCTTCAGGTCCACCGTCGTCATCGGCCACGTCTGCATCAACTGCCTCAGCAGCGGAATCTGGTTGGGCATCGGGTTCCCCTGATGCTAGCGTTTCTGGCTCGGCAGCAACTTCGGCGGGCTCTTCCTCCAAGGCGTCGAACTGAGCCCCCATGAAATCGTCCATTGACTCTTGCTGCACGGCTACGTCGTCCATCGTATCCCCCATTTAAAAGTCCACCTGTCCTGCTATTGCATCGACAGAAGCGTCTATAGCTGCATCAATCTCGGCGTTGATCTTGGTCTGGCCGTTCTTCTTAACATCCTCGAATTCGCCTTTTTCATGGATGCGACAATCATGTAACCGCAAATTTTCCTCGTGTTCGCGCCTGCCGTCAATCACTTTTCCAGTTACCGGGCATTCGTAGGGCTTATAATCCCCAGATATGTACGGCATCGCCAAGTGAGAACGGTGAGCCCCATCATATGGGCGCTTCCTTAGAGGAAGCTGTGTGCCAGTCCATTTTATTTTATCAAAATTCGATTTATAGCTCATCCGATAACCCCCTCGCCGGGCTCATCGCTGGCGACCATGATCGTGGTTTCTGCCAGAGGCGCTCCACCCACAGACTGCACAGCTCCCAAAACCTGGTGTATCCTGTCCATGATCTCCGCAGCGCGGCTAATAGCCTGGCCTGGGTCAGTTAGGGTCACATCAGGGCCGCTGAACTCAGCCATGATTGTCTTTGCCAGGTCAACCTGCCGGTGTTTGTCAGCCTCGGCTGCTTCAAATTGCATCCGCTCCCGCTGCATCTCCATCTCTGCCTGGAATTTCAAACCCTTGTCGAGTTCAGGCTTTGCTGCCTCAATCTCCTTCAGTGCCATTTCCCTGTCCATCAGGGCCAGCTCTTTTTCCTTGATCGCTAGATCGGCTTGCTTGCCTTGCTGCTCTAGGAAGAGCTTGTCTTGTTCGAGCTTCAGCCGCTGCGCGGTTTCCTCAGCTTTTTGAGCGATGGCCTGGTGCTGCATCTGCATGTCCATATCCATGCCGCCTTCCGCCTGCCCTTCTGACTCCGCAGCCTGGCCCTCCTGCTCACCGATCAAATCAAGAGCATCCTCCACCTCGCGCCCCATTTTGAATCGCCTGACCGCCGACATCAGCATAGACTTCGCCGCTTCCAGAGGAAGATACCCAGCCGCCACCGCAGGGCCAGCATTGGATATGAACGTCGAAACCCCCTGAAGGAGTTCAGTCATAGCCCGTTGATCGGCCACCTGGTCGCCAGAAACGGTAGAATTAGTCTCAATGTCCACCCGGAACGTGCGCTGCTTGTCGTCACGCAAGATCTCGACACATTCCTCCCATGTCGGCTTTTCAAGAACGTCCTTGAGCTGCGGCGGCAAGGGCTGCCCTTGGGCGGCCATCGCCTGGGCTTCGGCCTGCGCCTGCAATTTCCGCTCTGGGCTCGGAAGCCGAACGTCAGTCATCATTGCAATAGAATCAGGGTTGAACTGCTCGGCTATAATTTCGCCTGCAATACGGATCAAGTCACGGGCGTAACGCTGCACGTCGCGCCCCATGTCGTCCAGCCGCATCGTGCCGAACTGGACCTTTAATTGCTGCGCCCCAAGAGTCTCAGAGGAAGAAGACGAACCCCGCATGATGTCAGCGATGCCAGTGATCTCATAAATCGCACTCTTGATTTGCTCCCTCTGGACGTATAGCTGATTCAAGACCCCGGCGATTTTCTCGATGGGCCACATCCAGATGGCCTTGTCAATTCCGCCCGACTGCATAAGCGGCAGCACATCCTGAGCCGGGACCATCATATTCTCGTTAGCGTCCATCAGATTAGACATTTCGGTGATGGTGGAGTCGTAAATGCCTCGGACCCTGCACGCAGAAATTACGCCAGAGATCCGCTTGGTAATACCATCAAGCTCGTCGGCCTGGTCCTTGTAGAATCTGAACGGCTCAACCGGGACAAGACTGTCAGTGTTTTCGGTCGCATACAAAGGCCGTGGCACCGGGAAAAAGTCATGGAGCCCTAGAGGATCATCTTCCACTTTGATTGGGCGCTCTTTTAGATTCTTCGATATGAAGGTGACCGTTTTCTCGTATTTGCACCAGACCTCCCAGATCGTGGCTCGCTTGAATGTGTCCGTTACCGGGTCGCCCGCATCATCCATATCGGCTGGCGAGTAATCCAATTCTATTTCGTCGGTAATTTCCTCACCGAATTTCTCCCGTAACGACTGGCGATTCAGTAAATGTCTGAATGCGACCCACTCGACCTCTTCCCACGTTCGACCAGGGCCGTGACGAAAGTCTGCCCAGTTCACATGTTCAAATTTAACAGACTCGGCCTTCAGCTCGTCGTATTTGTTCCCCTCCCCGTCATCTTCCTCCCCGAAAACAGGATCATACCTGACTCGAGTGACACCGCGACCGCAGAGCTGCATGTCCTTGACGGCCAGCCGCATGTACCGATCAAAGTTGCCATCGTCCATGGTGAAGGACAGAGAACGCTCCAGGACTTCAGACACCTCCGCCCCAGCGGGGTCTCTGTCTCTATACCGCCTCCGAACATCCGGCTTAGGGCTCTGGTTATAAAGGGCCGGGCAGATAGTCTGGATATTTGAATAAAGGATGTTATAGCGATTCGAATTTGAGAAACGGCCATCCTGGCTGGCATCCTTCGCCTCGTCGCGATACCGGGCGTTTACGTCCTGCGCCCGTGAGCGCCAATTTTTTTCAAGCCTATCAGCCAGACCAAGCTCCGCCACCCAGCGTGCAGTGACCCCGGCAGGCCCGTCACCGGCGTCGGCTGGAACGATCAGCTCACCACCTTGGCCGTCCATTGTACTACTCATAAAAGACCAATAGTGGAAGACTTAGGCGAATGTCAACGCCTAATCGTTGATATGGCGACGGCGCGACACGACTTTTATCATGTCGTTCATTGTCATCGTTGACTTGCCGCCTATCGACAAGGTGGGGTTTAGCTCTTGGGGCTTAGGTTTGGCCGGTTCTTTCCACACCCAGGCAAGATACCGAAGAGCATCGGCGAAATGATTTGTCCAGTCATGCACGGGACGATCACGGAAGCACTTCTTCTCATCGTCCCATTCACGGCGGAACTGGCCGATAGCGTTCAAGAAATCTTCTTGGCCTTGGTCGATCCATAGACGGGGGAACATATGACGCGCTGCCATAATTCCCTGCATCTCAGTGTTTGTGTTTCTGAGGATGCTGACATTCTTCATGTCGTGGTCTTTGACCAGTTGCTCATAAACCGAACGGCCCGCCGCCGCCAGGGTCTTGGCCTGTGCATCGTGCGGCAGCCAATGCCGCGAATAGTCGTAATCCTTGTCAGACAATATGCCGGCGTAGTGGGCCAGATTCTGCCCGTTCGAGCTGTAGGTGTCGATGATCCGAACCTCATTGGCGATGATCTGAACGACCAGAATAACCGTATCGTCAGAATAGCCGATAT